TTAGGCGGCGGCGATATCGTCGATTCGATCATCGCTTTCGGGATGAACCACTTTGATTGTTGGTGGAAGCAGAATCGGAAGCCCAGAGCCTACCATCGCTTGGCATACTTTGAATGTATTCTGCAACATTTCCAGTTCTGCTGCGGCAATTGATAGCGTCTTTTGAGCGTTCAAGTGCAGTCTTTGTGCGGCCTGTACGTTTTCATCAATCGTGGTGAAATCGGTAGCTTTGTAGTGACGATGTGTCTGGCAGTGCATTAACCGAACTTCCGCCTTGATGCGTTCAAGGGATGCCTTAGCGAAAGAGAAATCTGATTGTGCCTCAATTTGTCGCTTGTGAGCAGCCAAAATTAGCTTAGGTAAATCCTCAAAACGTAGATTTTCCTCGATATCCATTTCTCGAATTTCCTTATGACTTCGAATGGTCTTTTCTGGTTCGAGAAAAGTCCCTTTTTTGGGCGGTGAGGTCAATATGTTTTCTCACCTAATTTGGAACGTCCCAGAGCCAAGAAAAAGCCATGTCATCACGACATGGCTTCTCGATTACAAATGTTGTAACGGCAAACGTCACAATTCCTGCTGGTCAGCAATATTCCTCATCCACTCGTTGCAAAACATCGCAAGATCAGCCTGCCCTCCCTTGTGGTACGAAATCCTGCCGTCTTCGATCTTTACCCACTGCCGGTAGCACATGCCACCCTGCTCAAACGTCATCGGGAAAATGTTCTTCCCAGTCCACAGGAACGTAACCTCTGGATCGGTGACTAGATCACGCTCGACCTCGTGATAATGCGTGACCGAAACCACTAAGCCCGGTGACACCAGACGAGGTTTCGTGGTTGGCTTCCCAATCACCTCCACGCAGACCGGCATGAAGACACCCTCGGTGTTGTCAATCTTCCGATTTGACCCGATGCGTTTCATTCCCTCGACCAGCTTCAGGAAGATACGAGTTGCTTTCTGATCTAATGATTTCACGTGTGTGCTCCTATGTTCGGTCGATGGTGGAATTACATTGCTTACACTTCCAGAACGATTTTCTGTTGCTGCCCATGCCGAGGGCATAGATGCAGATGATTGGTCCAGCAATCCAACCAATGACCGGAATCAACAGGAACACGGCCACTCCAATGCAGAACACCATGAGGGCACAGAGAAGCCCCATGATGACACCACGACCCTTGGAATGTCTTCGCATTTCTCCCTTGCAATAAGGGCACTCAATAACCTTCTTCTTTCCCATGGATATCTCCTTCAAGAAACGACAAAAGCCCCGAGGATCACTCGGGGCTTGGTGGAACTGGTCAGAACTAGCCGATGGCTTCGGCTACCGCATGGTAGGCATCCAATGCCTCAAGAGCCTTCTCCGTGGAACCACACGAATCGATGAATTTGCCAACCTTTTCGATGGCAGCCTTGGCATCAACCGAACCTTCGTACTGCTTGGCAAATTCGGCAGCCACTTTGATCGTGTCCACATCCAGACCACCTTTCTTCTTGGAGGAAGGTCGTAGAACGGTCGAAACACGTGATGCCGTGACATCAACGCCCTTTGCCTTCAGGGCCTTAGCGATGTCCGATGGTCCAGCGTTGGGATTTTCGGCGTGATATTGCCGAATTGCCTCAGCCTTGTTGGGGGCGTTGTTGTCGGTGGCGTTGGCATTGTTTGCAGCGGTGTTGGTGCGTTTTGCAGCCATGATAAATCTCCGAAAAACAAAATGTTGCGTGTTCGTGTCGGCGAAGTTGCCAACGACGAGCAGCAGCTTTGTCTGCGGGATCGAAACAAGAAAGCCTCGTTTCGGCTTATTTCGGAAGATTTTTGACCGAACTTTTTGTCCTCAAAGTGGGTCGTATTGTGTTCGGCTTGGTGGCTGGCAGAATGGTCAGATCAATGTTGGTGCGAATAATTGGAGAATCGTGGTGGCAGAGAAACAATATTCCGGGTCTCAGAAGTGCGGGCATTGCCACAACGTAGCTCCAATGGAGATTCTGGCGAAAGCTGTAGTTGACGAGGTAGAGGAGCATAGTGATGAGGATGGCTACCGCTCAGGCGTATTTATAGAACGCAATACATATAAGTTGTTCAAGTGTTCCTCGTGCAGTAAGACAATACTTACTGTCGAATTTTACTGTTCGGGCATGAATCCCGATGATCCAGATGTTTCAATTCTCTATCCGCAACTGAACTCTTCACTCGTAGGTTTACCGGAGAAAGTCCAGAAAGCTTACAACTCTGCCCAGCGTGTTCGCCGAGTTGACGCCAATTCCTACGCTGTTCAACTACGGCGAACGTTGGAATTTATTTGCAAGGATCAACAGGCAAGCGGGAACACGTTGGCAGCGAAGCTCAGAGACCTTTCAAACCGTAATTTGATTCCTGACAAACTGAGCGAAATTGCTAAGCATCTCAAGGACTTTGGAAACGTTGGAGCACATGCAGACGATTTTGATATTTCTGAGGCAGAGATTCCACTGCTTGACTCGCTTGCTCGTGCAGTTGCCGAATACATTTACACTGCCCCGGCGTTGGCTAAACAGGCTGAAGAGCGTTTCAAAAAATTGAAGGGCGATGAATAAGAGTAAAGCGTCAGGGTCGGAGTCGAACCGCCTTCTCACCACTGGTTGTGGTGTGTGTACCGTTACACCTCTGACGCATGTTTATTTAGCCTCACCACGATACATCTCGCCACCGATCTCCTTGATTTTGGAAAACGGGACCACAGGAACCGTCAACCTCTTTCGTGCATCGTAATTAAGAAAATACATGTAACGAAACTGGAAGCCGGGAATCACCTGACCACCAACCTCTTCGACATAGGCAGATAGGTTGTAACGTCCCCCAGTCACGTCGTAATAGCTCTTTCCACCTAACTCCGTTCTTGGTGTCGTTGGATTGCTTTCTAACGTCATTTTGTGAATCGTGGAACCATTCGGCAGACGTACAAGATTCTTGCTTTGATTGATGCCGGTAAGGGTGAATCCAGAGGCTTGGTAAATCGTGCCATGTCCACATTGGGTGCCATCCGCAAATGACACGACCCACTCCAACTGTGGATAGTGTTTCTTCAATAGCTTCATCGCAACAGCGATAGAACGGCTTTCTCCGTTTGCAGGAAGCCAATCCGCCAGAGCCATTCGATTCAATTCAATGAATCCATTCCACTTGGTATCACGAACAAGACCGATGATTTTCTTCTTGTCGAGCGATGGTCCGAATTGAAGAACACCACCACATTTGCCATCGAGAAAAACGCCAAGATGTATCTGGCTATTCCTCACGACCTTCCCGCTGTAATGCAATGACTTGATGATCTTGTCAGCATCCTTGCGAGGAATCGGCTTGACGATGATATCTTTAGCACGACCCAAGGAACACCTCGCAGATTCGAGCTAGAGCCAGACCATTCTTGTTGCCGTCATCGGCAAATGGTCCCATTCCCTTGGAAACCTTCAATGCTTCGTTGACGATCTCTGTTTGATCGTTTGTGAGCGTGAAGGTCATTTGGCCATGTGTTTTCTCTTCATCGCCTATCTGTGGGAATTCCCCTTCTCCGACATCGAAGGAACCAGCACGTTCCTCGATCTCTTTGAACATAGCCTCCACGGCTTCCGATTGTTCCTCCAAGGATGCAATTAGCTCGGAGAACTTTTCGCTGTTGGCATCGGCCATTGCTGCCAATGGATCGAGGGAAGCCAGAATCAAGGATTCTTGTTCTTCAGTCCACGAACCGATAAGAACCGGAACCTTTTCATCCTTGGCGATTTTCTTTCGGGCGTGACCATCGATGAGACGACCGGTTGCCTCATTGAATAGCAAGGCACCTGCCCAACCAACTTGGTCGATGATGTCGGCAAGGCTATTGGTTTGAGATGAAGGATGTTCTCGCCAGTTCTTGGGATTGTCGCTGAGATCAGCGGGGCTTAGATATTCGAGACGTAAGTTGTTCATGCTCGTATTTAGGGCCAGCACGAGTAATTATGTTACGTCGGGGTGGAGTGCTGCTCGTATCTCGTTATTCTTTACGTTGTCGGAAGCCTAAATCCTTTGTTTTGTGGGATAATTTTATGAGCGATTCGCAAGACCCAAATGAAGAGATACCACCAGAAATCCGTCGAGCCGCCCGGAAACTGCAATACTTTTTAAAGACAATGAACACCATCTATTCGCCCATTCTGGCGGCTCAACGCCAGATGGGGCTATTTGACGTAGCTGCTCAAGCCATGGCAGCGACAAGGAGTATTGAACAAGCACATTTTCGGATAATGAGCCAAGTGCTGGATGTAGTTCCTTCAATGCAGAAAGTTCAGTCTTCGCTGATCTCCGAGGTATTCGACAAGACGGCCATGGTCGAAATCTTGCGACAGCAGGAGGAACTACTGTCGTTGTTCTCATCGATTACAAGCGGTCCATTCGCTAATATTTCTTCGATTTTAGATGAGGCACGAATCACCCTTGGTGATCTGGATTTAACAGCAATTCCCACGATTGACGAACTAACGGAGGAAGAACTTTCCGATCCTGAAGTTCAGGATGTTCTTGAGAAAAGCAAGAAGGGAATGTCACTTGGAGAAGCAGTTAATTGGAAGAATGCGACAAAGAATCCCTATGTGCAGGGCATTCTGATCGGCGTAATTTCTGATAACGTTACGGATATTTTGAAGAGGGTAATTCTGTTTATATGTTCAGTTCTATTTTCATCACCAGATACGCTTCCTCCCGACGAGATGACAGCGATTAAAGAGCAAGTTGAGGTGCAAAGGGTCACGGAAGGATATGATACGCCATTTCAACATTGTTCCGCCAATACAGCCACTGTTCATCGGACACGTAAACGCAAGTCAAAGGTAGTGGCCGTTCTCCTGAAGAAAGACGTTGTATTCGTCAATGAAAAACGGGGAAATAAGTGTTTGGTGTCGTGGTTCGATGAAGAGCAGGGTTGCACACTTTGTGGATGGATTAAGAGCAAATATTTGAAGCCGATAAGGGTAACGTTTAAGGATATTCAGCGGGATTAAAAAAGCCCATGATGCTTATTCATGGGCTTTGCTTTGTGATCGTGGATTCTACGTGGAACCGAAGCCACCCTTTTTGACACGTTCCATGGTTTGTTCTGGTGTCTCTTGGTTCGAAGTTTGAATGATCATCTCACGTGCCAACCATTCGGGAACCAATGTCAGCATTTCATCCACGAGGACTTGAGCCCTTCGCATATTCTGGTAAATCTCCAACTGTTGATCACCAGTCAGTTCGCCATCAGATGTTGTGATTTTCTTTGGCTTGCGCTTTACCTTTGCATCCAAGACCATGCTTCGGGTGTCATTTGCTAGTTTTTCCTCTTCCTTCTTCTTGATGCTCCACACCTGTGATTGGCTGTATTTTTCACCAGTCAATCTGGAAAGATTATTTGCTACATCGGTCGGGCTTTCGTCAGGATGTTTAGTGATATATGCACGAATAACATCAGACTTCTTCTCAATTCCGGCATACGGGTTGGCTTTGCTAGTGGTCGTTTTCTTTTTGGCCATGTTTTTCTTTCCTGTTTTTGGATTGTTCCCGAAATGAACACCTAGCGTTTTCAGTGTCATTTCCGTTTTCTTCAATGACGATTTGTAAACCGATGCCGTAATATCGGCACCAAGTGCGTGTTCCTCTTTGATGTCAACAAATGCTTCCAAACCGATGGAATCACCAATTGGTATTACAAGCTCGTCATCATCACCACGAGGGACAAAGTATTTTCTTTCCACCCAATCTTCTGGATTTGGATGATTTCTGAAAAAACGCATGGCGTCCGATGTCAAAACGGCCTTCACTTCTTTAATCGTGAATCGTTGGCCATGCTCGTCAGATAGCTTCTTGGCCAATTTCCGCTCATCCATGGGTTGTTCTGCCCATGTTTCCCTGATGAGGCGTGGTCTGTTGTGAATCTCGCTCATTGGCTCCTTTCTTGGGGTGTGAATCTATCTCGTGCGGATGTCACAAAAGTGTAATTCACGGAGAATCGTGGTGCCTCCCCTACATAAGTAAAACGTTTTTTCCTTTGTAGGAGGCCAAATGGCTCTAGTTGTACCCTCTTCCGGTGAGAATCTTATTCTTGCTTGGGCGTTGACCGATGCAACGCCCGAAAATCTAACTCTTAAACTCTTTAAGAATGATATCACCACAATTGACGGCGATACGGTCGCTGGTGATTTCACAGAAGCCGATTTCACGGACTATGCCGCTAAGACCCTGACTCGTGATGGATGGAATTCCATTACCCAAGATGCCAATAACAAATCATTGGCTACTTACAGTTCCACACAATCTTGGACATGTGGAACAACCGGAAACACGATCTACGGTTACTTCATCGTTGGGGCTTCGTCGGGAACTTTGGTGTGGGCCGAGAAATTCGCTACATCAACGGTATTGTCAGAAAACGTGCAGTTGAGCGTTCTGCCTAAATTCACGTTGTCTTCGGAAAATTAAGGTAAGAGGTAGCATTGCTTAAGAGCGAAAAACTCGGTGATCTCTCAGACTGGTATCGCAAGGCAACCTTCAATTCGTCTCTGTCCACTGCCGATCAGAACATCCTTGATGAAGGGTTTCTTAATTGGCGACAAGAAGACCCAGAGATAATTAAGGCGTGGCTTGATTCTTGGCACGGTCGATTTGATGCTGCAAGTATGCTTAGCAGTTTGAGCTACGGATACGACTACTACGGATGTAATCACACGAGATGCGAAAATCCAAACATTACACCAAGCGGTAAAGAAACAGGTCGTCGAGTCACCGCTTACATTTCGGCAACATCTGATGATGGTCATTCTCAACGATGCTCCGGTTCACTCGATACCACAGAGACCTTCGTTGCCAATGGTGATTACGTCGCTTAAGGAGGGCTCTTGGCCACATGTTACAACGAATTATTTGGAGTCGGGTCTTACTGGGGGTCTGACCCAACGGCTGGCTGGTGGAGCTTTTCATCCACCAGTGGTGTGATAGGTTCGCCAAGCACAACGAGTGGTCCAAGATCGTGGGCTTCCCCTGCTGTGGATTTCGATGGTGAGAACAATTGGCTCGTTGCAACCAGCGACAACGACCTCGATTCTGTAGCTAACAATCCTTACACAATCATGGGTTGGATCAGAGTTGATGGCACTGGTGGGACTGCATTTCAGAATAACTCTTGGTTTCGATATGGATCGGCAACCAATGGTTACGCTATGTACCTCAACTCATCCAACAGGATGGTGGTTTACAACAGTGGGACTACCAACTTCTCGCCAAGTTACACTTTTTCGACAGGCACTTGGTATCACGTAGCAATTACCAAAGATTCCACGCAAAAGATGTATGTGAATGGATCGTCAGAAGCCACCAATGTTGCCGGTGGAAGCTACAACCAACCATCACCCGGTTACTGCATCATCGGCCAGAATTACTCTATGCCCAATGGTTCAGGTGGTTACACAACCACTGGATATTTCAATGGTGGTTTGTCTCATGTCGCAGCCTTCAATCGTGAATTGACATCAAGCGAAGTCTATGAAGCATTCGACGGCCCTGAACCGCTTAATGAATCTCTGCCAACCTTGAGCAATGATGGTCGTTTTTGGTCGGCCACTCTCGGCTCTTGGGATACTTGGTTTTCCAAATCAAACGGCAACGTGTATGGATCGTGGGAGCTTCGAAAATCGTCCGATGATTCAGTGGTTGATTCTGGCAGTGGACTAGTCAACAGCACATACCCATCAGGTGGACCATTGCCAGTTGGTGAATATTATCTGTGGGTTCGAGGAACAAATTCAGGTGGATATGATCCAGCCGAAGATTCCGTTTCATCGTCCATCACGATCACCACCCAAACTTACAATGAAGCCGCTTCTGGTGGTGGTGAGCTTTCGGGAAATGTTTTCTATCGATACGACGAAGAAGCCAGTGGTGGTGTCGGTTCCAGTGGCGTTGTTCTTATCACGCATGAAGGAAATGTGTCAGGTGGAGCATCGATGTCTGCCACCGCAACCGTTTCCCAAGTAAGAACGGAAGAATCAACAGGTGGAATCGAGATCGGAGGCGATGGAAGAAACATTTATGCAGATGATGTCTCCGGTGGTGTTGAGCTAGGTTCCTCTGCCGAAGAAACCCACTTCGGAACTGGCATCGACAATGAACTTGCTGCCGATGGTTCTTATGATGCTTGGTTCACATTCCGATCATTGGCAATCCCAAAGAATTCCAAGATTGATAAAGCAGAAATCACCGTTACTGCACCAAGCACGACACCGGGTTCAGGATCAATGAAAATTGCCATCGATGCCCATTGTGCTGATGATTCGGACAATCCATCCACCATGTTGGCTTCTTACACCAGAACCGGTTCCACCGTTGTCTGGGAAGTTCCTGAATTCACAGTAGACCAACAATATCGAACACCCAACTTGGCAGCGATTATTGAAGAAGTGGTTTCCAGAGCAAATTGGAATTCAGGAAACGACATTACATTCTTCCTCAACGTCTATGAATCGGACACGAATGCTCTGAGACGGTTTGTTGATCGTGAAGCGTTTGGTTATGAAGCCACGTCCCTCGATATTTGGTATCACGAGGAATTTGACGAGACGGCTGAAGATGGAGTTGTTCTCGGTGGTTCGTCAGCGAGCGAAGTAATACGGCCAACCAATGGGGGTGTGAATGTCGGCGGTTCCCTCTTCATCATTCCACAACTAACTGAAGTGGAGATGGATGGAGGAATAATTGTCTCCGGTGAAACCGAACCGATTGGCTACATTGTGATGTCAGGTGGAGCCACGGTGTCAGGTGGTCACGAGATCGGAGGAACCATCGTCCCAACTGGTGGCGTATTGGTCGGACAGGCACCACACAGCAATGGTTACAAGTATCGCTTGCCTTTTGTGATTTCGCCCAATGCTGTGAAGGAGGACTTCGAGCGGCATTATCCAGTGATTGTTGTCTATGTTGATCCTGACGACGTGGAAACTGGTACTGACTTCAAGGTTGAGGATGACGAAGGAAACACGGTTCTTCATCATCTTCGATTGTTCGACGATGAAACAGGAAAAGTCGTTTTCTCCATCAAGACTCCACTAGATACAGAAGGAAATCAATTTGTTCTGTTCTATGGTCGTCAGGAGGCGTAATGCCAACGTATCAAAGCTACACAATCAACCGGAATTCAGGAACAAGTACCACCGGTAATGCACCTACGGGAACATCTGACGGCGATCTGTTAGTTGCAATTGTTGTTACTTTTGCAGCTTCTGAAACTCATACTGTTCCAACTGGTTGGATTCTGGAAAATGATTCTAATGGAGCCGTTTCTATAATGTCTCGGATCGCTGCGTCCAGCGACACTTCATGGGAATTTGGCGGTAGTGGTGGATCAAAAATTCGTGACTTGCTAATTGTCCGTTTCACTGATGCGGTGGTTGATCAAGTTGTTTATGGTGGAGGTTCGACCGATGAAGGTGGCGATTTGACACTTCCATCGATCACTACCACGAAAAATGATTCTGTTATCTTGTACATGGCAGCTACCACCGGCACTCGTTCATTTGATCTTTGGCGGCAAGGCACAACTATTTATTTGTATAACCAAAGACTCCCATCAGCATCTTATCTGGATGCTCCAACAATCGGAACATATTCGGGAAATCAAGTTAATCTCCATAATGACAGTACCTCTGCCAGAATGTATTCAATTGCTCTTTCTGAGCTTCCTGAGACTTACAACGAAACCGCAAGTGGTGGCATCAATACCGGTGGTGAAGCAACAGAAAACACATTCACACCTGAAGTCTTTGGTGTGAAGGCATCAGGGGCATCCTTTTACTTTGTAGGCTCACCATCCTCCTGCCCATGTCACACAATCGAAATCGAAGCATCCGGTGGAATCGTTGCCGGTGGATCATCCACGGCATCAAGCAACGAGGTCCGTGGTGGCGTTGTCGTCAATGGAAAAGCCTTCGTGGATACCAACCATCCTTGGAGTGGCCTCCACGGCGTATGGCCGATAGGGGGCGAATATGACGGAACCGAAGATGAGGTTCTCGATCTTTCACCCAATGAATTCCACGGATATTGTGGATTCGGCAACGGTGACAATGTTCCAGAACCAAGTGAGGATGGGATTTATTGCAGTTCCTCTAGTGAATTCACCAGCCTCGAATGGGTCACGTTACCCGAAGATCGAATTTCCGTAACACAAGATTTCTCGGTGTCGTGCTGGTGTAAATTGGATCGAGAACACCTGCATTCTCCACGTGTTCTGTTTTCTCGTGGATTTACGACCGGTGACGGAGACGAGTACATCTTCACCTTAGGCTATTCGTGGATTCACCATGTCTGGGCGCAGATTCAATTGGTCGGAGACGAAACGGTTTATTACGAAGCGTTCAGTAGTTCGACCATGACAGATGACCGATGGAACCATTGTGCGGCCTCGTGGGTGCCGGGTGATGCGTTGCGTGTGTGGTTGAACGGATCAGACGAGGGATCAATAGAGACGCCGGAAATCGCCACTGTGGCACGTACAAACGGCAATCAAATAGGTCGGTGGAATGACGGAGCAATCCCTGTCGGATTGTTACAAGAAGTTCGACTGTACCCAGAGGCGAAGCCACAGAACTATTGGCTGGCCGAATATGACAATGCCTGCAAACCGGGTTTTTACTTGGTTGGTCAACCTCAATCGGCAACGGTGGTCTGACGTTTAATCCGTCGCTTTCGCCGTTTACCGCAACCACAACCACGTTTTCTATGTGGCTTGATGGTTTCCTCGTTTTCTAGCTTTGTTCCTGTACATGGTTCGTCAATTTCCGCTTGGGAAACTCGACTACAGCGAGCACAGATGACACCAGCAATAGGATGATCCTGCCAAAGATGCTTCACAAATGTCCCCTTGAGACCGTCTCTTCATAGTATTGCTTGAAGTGGCGTAGCCAATCCTCACCATCAACAAGGTAATTAGAAAGAGTGATTTCTCTTACCTGACATTGTGGATATTCGTCCTCAATCCACTGAAGAAAATCAGTTCTTGCATCTGTCTGCCATTGGGAAAGCGAGATGGAACCGGTGTTATCAATCACGAACAAGAAGCCAAATGGCTGATTTTCTTCTAGCTCGTGCTTGTCCACCAACAAAGCGAACATGTCTTTAAGATCGTAAATCGTGATTCTCTCATTAGGTCCAATGCCACCGGTGGAATATTCCATATCGCCATAGGTATCGGTGGCCCAGTCGGCATCAATTTGACCGGGGTAAATCGCTGGGCGAATTCCTGACCAGCACCTATACCCCCCACTGATTACCCCGGATGCCACCGGCCAATGTTTCTCATGTTTCTGGCGGTACTCATCCCAAGCATCCTTGTCCTCATTCCATTTATCGATGTCTTTCTGAAGTGGTGCGAAGACACAGACACCTTGCACATCCGTTGTGTGCTCACCGACCAAAGGGCCAATCTCTTCACCACAAGATGAACCGGGATTTCCCTCGTCATTTTCATAGTTGCAAAGATATGTGTAATTCACGCTTGAATCACATGTGGAAATCATCACGAGAGGGATTCCACAGCAACACATGCCAAAACCGATTCCCATTATTCTTCAGTCTCCTCATCCTCATCTTCGTCCGTGCAATCGTAGCCAGAGACCCACCAAACCCCTTGCCCATAGCTGAGGTGTAGATAAATGGTCTTGCCCGTATCAACCACAACGCTCTTTCTCATCGAGTTGAGAACGGTCCACTCAATGGAATCTTGGACATTGAGAGCAATGCCGTTGAACCAATCCAAGATCACCTCAGCTTGTCCCGGTGTCGCTCCTTGTCTGCCGGGAATTCCACCATCTGTAGAAACCGTGCGAGCCGTCATCATTCCGGGGTGATAGTCAAAGACGTAATAGCCTAAGCCTGACGGTCGCAACCAAACGGTTTCATAAGGCAAGACCCAGTGGGAACCATCACTTGGTTGAGCCCAATTGGGAGAGTTGTACGAACCACTAGTGCCATTGGGAGAAAAGGTGCCGTCTGCATTTGCCGAGTATCCATCCCAACTGTATTTATGACCGCTACGGTTGCCAGCTTGAATCTTTGCCCAAAATCCCTCTTGTTGATGCTCGAACAAATACACATAAGCATCAACTGCCAACCGAAGCCAAACGACAGAACCAATGGGAACTTGCTTCGATTGGTTTTTCTCGGCAGCAAAGGCTTCGTCATTTAGATGGCTTCCCTGCCCCCATTCTGGAGCCTCAACGAAGTTGCCGTTTACGATCTTCAAGGCAACCCATGAATATCTTCCTTCGCCATTGGTGCCGGTGATCTTCGCCCAGAATCCATCGGAACCTTTGCCTCGACGACCCTTGCCACCAGTCACGCCATTCTTCATCATTCGTTCCACGTAGCGAATGACAGCCCACAATCGGCTTAATGTGCTTTCATCAAGTGTATATCCTGCCAAATGGCCTCCTAGAACGGGAAGTTGAAGGGAACTCGGTTGTAAATCTGGAACCTGCCAAAGGTTGGCTGCCCGGTTCCCTTGGGGATAAATTTTCCGTTGTTGTCCAACAGTTGAGCGGTATCCGGTTCTTTGCCATCGGCAAGAAGAATCTTCTTGGGTTTGCCGTCAACCAATTGATGAAAGCCTTTGTTCAATGGGCGTGAATCCCATGTGAGTGGGTTATGATGGAACGTGTAAGCAACCTTCCAATAAGCACCAATCTCATCGTGTTCGTCCGATTCTGCTGAGATGTCGGAGATTTTCACCGTTCCCGGTGCCCCGCCCTTCCACCAGTTTGAGTTCGTGCAATCTCGATATTGTTGAGCCACGCCCCAATTGAACGAGTTGTAACCCACGTTCAGACGAACCGTTAAGGTGGAACGTGAATCGTCACGCATCACCGGTTCTTCGTAGGGTTCACCACAAGGATTGAGAATCGCTCGTCCGAAGCAGTCGAAATCCACTGGAATCTGTGTCTGGTACAGACCAAAGGACAGACGTGCTGGTTCCAACAATGGATTGCGGAATTTCTCCCGCTTGCCATACGTGACATTGATGAGCCAAATCCACGTGGACTCATCAACAAAGGAATAGTCGATACCATTGATTACAGCGAAGGAATAGCTGCTGCTTTCGGTTACATACGCATCTCCCCATTGGAGACCCGTTTCATCGACCCAAGCAGACTCGACGATGACAGGATCATCATGGTTGCTGCATTCAGCAATCCATGTCCTGTTTAAGGTCATGTTGCCGTTAGAATCTCGCCCACCAGAACGGAGCCCGTATTTTTCGTACACATCAAGAACTGCCATGCCCTTATGTATGGCTTGGCAGCGAGATTCTTACGGAGTTGGCAAACTGGCAACATGTGGAGCCGATAATTTCTTTTCGATTCGTGCAAGAGATTGAGCCGACTTCTTTTGCTCTGCCAGTTGATCTCGTTGGGTTTTCTCTGGATCATTGCCACCACCAAACATGTGGCGAACAATATCATTACGAGCCTCGACCGATCCAAATTCAGACAATGATGCAAATCGTTTCTCGTTGTTCTGTTCGCCGAAGATTTCATCACGTGCCATCTTCGCAGCCTTGGTGAATTGCTCGAAGCTAATCAACGTGTTGCCGTTGGCATCGTTGGTGTTGAGCATCTTGGTCAATTTGGCGATGCGATCCTGATACAGTTCCTCGGGCGTTTTCAACGTGTCGATTAGGGCCTTGGCATCTTCCTGCAAGGTCTTATGTTCATCCAAGGATTTTAGTTGGTCGGCAAGCTTTCGAGCCGAAGCCAATTGTTGCTCCGTGGCACCTTGTTGCTTCAACCTCCAAATATCAACCTCTGTGCCGCTCATTCCAAATGTTGCAATTTGTTCCTGCAAGGATGATTCTAAATCCTTGACGGCCTTCCCCAGTTTCATGGTTGCACCGGTTGCTTTGTTGATAGCGGGAGGGAATTCCGTGATGGCATTTCGTGCCTTTTCAGCACCCTTCTGCATTCTGTCAAAGAAGTTGTCGATTCGTTCAGATGGCGTTTTGTCCGTGAATGATTTCATTGCTCCATCCCACTGATCGGCAGACAATTTATGCAGGTCTTCTGCTATAGCCGATGTGTATGCCGAAATGTTGGTTTCCATGCCGACACCGGTGTTTCGGTACAACTCTCCCATGAGAGTGTCGATGTAGCGAGCGAGATAGTCGTACATATTGACGACCCATGCAACATACTTGGTTAGGCCAGATTGAAGAAATTTGAAACCATCCATCACAAAATCAATGGAATCGCCAACGATGCCAATTCCATCGGCTGCAAAGCCAAGACCTTGCGAGATGGCTTGTGTGGAATCCACGCCGGTTAAACCCATTCTCTCGAATTCGTCAATCAATGCAGACACATAAGGAGCAACCTGAATCACCATCTGGTTTGCCAAACCTTGGAATTGGTCTTGAAGATGACCAATAGCCTGTTGGACTTTGACGACCTGATGAGCTTCCATCTCCGTAAATGTGAGTCCCATCTTTTCCGCTTCAGCCTGCATTTCTTCAATGCCTTTACGACCTTTTTCCAACAACGGAAGCATTTTCTGTCCTTCGCCACCGAACAAGGTATCTGCGACGTGGAGCTTCTCGGCTTGGTTTTGCATACCAGAAATGGCATCGGCAATTTGCAAGAAGTTTTCTTCAGCATCTTGGCTTGCCATGGTGTCGGCATCCAAACCAAGTTGTTCGAGGATGTCCTTGGCTCCACCTTCTTCAAGAGTGACATCACCAATCTTTTCCTGCATGTCAGAAAGAGCATCGCCGAAACCTTCGATGTCGTCGGTTCCGAGAGCCTTTTTTGCTGCATATTGAAGACCGGTTAGGGCCTTGGTGGTTGTTCCGATCTGTTTGGCGAGTCGAGTGGAATACTTGATGTTTTCGGCTTGAGCTACAGCCATCTGGGTAAATTTGGCAGCGGCAGCGGCAACACCGACAGCGGCACCCAAGCCAGCGATCATCCCGCTAACCTTCATGATGCCACCACCGAGTTTGTTCAAGATTCCCCGTGCTTGATCGGCCCCCTTTTTCAAGCCTTTTGCGTTAGCTCGAAATCCGATGCTGATGTTTCCAATTACTGCCATTACATCCTCCGTTTTCAGGTATGTAGTGGCGCAAAGAAAATCCTCGCTTACCGTTTGGAAAGCGAGGATGTGACGGCATCAAATGCGGCTTTGCATTCCTCTTCAGACTGTACATGCCGTTGGATTCTCTCGACCGGCATAAAGTCCGTTGGTCTCCATTTGCCACCTGATTTCTTCTTTAACCATGGTTCGGCGATGTATTGACACATCACACCGGTTTGTAGCCATGGGTCAGGGATCGGGTGTAAACGGTCGAAGACCATCCATTCGATTAGTTCCTCTCCGCTCATGCGTTTGCCAAGTTCGGCAACCGTCATTTTGAGATGTCCTGCCAATTTGAAAGTGAACATCCTGAACGGAGAGTTGACTAGTTTTTTTCAAGTTCTGCGGTGTCCGCAGTGAGAATAGGATGAGCCTCAACGATTGCCTCCATGATCTGCTGAACCGAAGACATCGATTTCTTACACAATTCGGCAACGTCGTCTTCGGTAAACAGCGGGTTGCCTTCCTCGTCACAGCAAAGCAAGGCAACCAAGTTTACATGTTTGTTCGGTCCACCATTGATGATCTTGTACACACGTTCGGTCTCGTCAGCACGTACCGAACGAAACAGAAGAGGCTTGGGCCAGTTTGCGACTTTCACCTCATGAATCGGTGTATCATCAATGGCAAGGATTTCCTCTCGGGTCATCGGCATTATTTGCCTCCTTCCTTGGTATCAACCTTCGTGGTTTCAACCTTGGGATTGTTCCGAGATCGAACGTGAACGCCCTTTTTGCCATTAACTGACAAGAGACCCACGCTGGCATTTGTGCGTGTGATGTCGCCAGTGATACGAATCGTGAGCGATGCAAGAACATTGCCCTCAACGGTCATGCCGTTAGTTTCGTATGATGTAATGAAGCCGTCGAAAACACGAGTTGAACCGTCTGAATATTCCAAGGTCCATTCGTCCGTGTCTCCATCGTCATAGGAGGTTTCCACGGCTTGATGGCTTGTATCTTGAGGATCGAATTCGTATTCCAGAGAAACCGTACCGGATTCTTTCAGGCCGGGGCGATATTCTTTCTGTTCTGAATCGAGATGTGTGGTTTCCACCTCGGCACGTGACGAAGATGGACCGGTGATGCTGGTACGCTGACCAACAGTTGTTCCGTTTTGTTTGAGAAGACAACCTTCTCCAATTGTGATTGCCATATTCCTCCAATGGTCAGTAGCTAATGACTTTAGAGGTATGTAGTGGTGGCGATCTCGATTTAGTGAGCGGGAATCGATTCGATGTAGAGCATCGAGAAAATCAAAGCCTTGCTATAAAACCATTCGTCGGAATCGTCGTCTGGTGGCTCCGGTGTATCGATGTCTTCCTCAAGACCACATGATCGAATGAGCAATTCATCCATCAGGCCGGAATATCCCTGCACCTTCGTTCTTACTTGTTCAGCGATGTCTTGCGATTCAAGAAAATCTTTCGACCAAGCCTCGATTTGAATGCGAGCCCTGACCACGCCATTTGGGCCGTCGAGGTTTCGGCCATGGTCAGCCGAAACGAGACGAATGGTGATAGCTGGAAACTCGGGCTTTTGCGGCAAATGATTGGTGAAAATTCGATTCGATACGAGATCGGTTACATTGCTTTGTTCCAATAGATAGTTGACTATTGCCTGCTGTATTGTCATCTTGCTCCTTCTTTGGCGATATCTTCGATACCCTGCCACATGTCGTTAATCACTTGTTTTCTGACCTGTGATTCTTTGTCTTTATATGCTCGCTTCATGAAGTCGTTCTCTTTCTGTTTCTTAGTTCCGAAAACGACGGCTGAGCCGTACCATGCTTTTCCTTGCCAGTCCTTGTCACCGATTCTTACGTCGATGCCAAAGGTGCGACGGGATCGCTTACCAGCACGAACCTTGATGTTTTTCTTTAGTAAACCGGGAGTATGGTCCTTCTGTGGTTTGCCGACAGGGGCATAGCTCTTGGCTGTGCGTTGGATGATTTTCATACCTTTTCGCATAGCCTTGTTGGCAACCTTTCGGCGAAACTTTGGCTCTAGGTTGCGAAGGGCTTTGTCCAGCTTCTTTTCGCCGGTGATGCTTACCTTCCATTCCATTTACACCACCTCCGTGCAAGACAATTCCCACTCTACTCCTTCCTCATCCACATCGAACACACTGGCGATATGTAACGTCTTGTTCTTATAGAGCAATTGACCCTCTGCCTTGGGTTCAATCCCGTTGTTGCGGATTCTTACCACATACACACGTGTAGCTTGGGTTCCGTGCTTGTCGGGTTTCTCGCCACCTGCTGACGATGTGACCTTTGCCCAATATGTTCCAACGGTCGAATATGTCTTTTTGTTGTGGTTGTCCACGCCGGTTAATTGGCTGTAGGTAACTCGTTTGTTGAATTCTCCTGCTGGTGTCATCGGTACGACCCCCAGCATTCAATGGCAAGCAACGATTTGGCCTGCATCGGGACTTCGGCAAAACCACCTTGCAGAACCGCCTCACGATGTTTGAACCAATGGGCGACGATTTGGAGAATTCCACTTTGTGTAGATTCAGGAACCTCGTCATCGTCGTAACCCGCAACCCATGTAAGGGTGACATCGTTACGGCCTCCACGTGTCGATGGCCAACACATGTTGAACTCGGGATAGATCACACCGGGTTTGGCGTGTTCGTCGAATTCGTACAGGTCACTATCCAGCGTGATCGTGTCGCCGCTGGAATCGATGTAGGTAATGCTTGAGACCGACTGAAGCTTGGGATTTACTCGAAATTCATACGGGAAATAGTCGTATTTCTGGGCATACGTGGTGGTCAAAAGCGTTCTGGCTTGGAATGTTTCTGTGTAATTCCAAGCGGCTTTGATGAGCCGAGTGAGAACGTCATCCTCAGCGGTATAGGAATCATCGATGTGGCATTGAGCCTTTGCCTGTTCCAATGAGACCGGCAAGCCATCGGGAGGTGTCACAATGTAAGGTTCTGACATTATTCCTCCTTCTTTTTGCGTGGTCGTCGTGTTGTTTTAGGCTTCGGGTTTTCCTTGGGTTCTTCCTTCTTGAACGGTGAAGGCAGGATGAGGTCGATTTCTTCGACTAGCTTTCTCCACTCATCCGTCTGCCAATCAATGGGGAATTTGCGAATGCGATTGATGAATTGTTCGCACTCTACGCAGGTTTCTCGTTTCTTTTGTAAGTCCCGTAGGTAGATGGCAAAGTCTGAGGCGGTATCAACGATCAGCCCCACACCTTTATCTTGCAGTTTCTTTGCACGGTCGGCAGATTCGACTTCCACAAGATCATTTTCGTAGCAGTAGTGTTTGCCGATCAGCGTGTCTTCCAACAGGTAGATAATTCGATTTAGTTCCATGCAGATATGTATGGAGTGACAAAGAAAAAAGACCGCCACGAATGACGGTCTTTCTGGTTGATCTTTGCTAATCGTCTTAGCTGGTTGCCATGTCGATACACTTGCTGAAAGATTCGACATGGCGGAAAGCGATATCGGTTTCACCAAGAAGCGTAATCTTCACAGCACCAGCGTCATCATCGCTGTATGGGTTCACGATGACATCGACGCCACCCCACATGCCGACAATAACATCATTGAAGTTACCGAAGACTGCGGCAGAGAGATTTTCTCCGTAGGCACCCTTTGTGAGGTCGTTCGGAAGCAACGTTGTTGCATGGGCGTTGTATCCGTTGATTTGGCTACCTTCCCAAATCATACGAGGATTACCGCTTTCAACTGGGGTCGTCTTCAGCTTGCCACGCCCCGCTGGAGTGGTGACGTAGTTGAGATTACCAACCAAGGCATTCTCGGAAGCGACTGCGGTTTCCATTTCGACCATCTTGCCGAATGTTGGAGCACCACCATCATTACCCAATGCAACAGTTGCAACGGAACTATTCTGGAGCAAACCTTCTGGCTCGGCACCTGATCCAGAGCCGTTGAACACAGCACGATCAACTTCCAAAGCACGTACTGCGGCAAGGTCGGCCAAGATAAACTGCTCGACATCCATAGAGGTTTGCTTCAAGAATGCACGTGTGTAGCGTGTATGACAACCAAGGGTGTTTGGGGCAAGCGGAACCTGTGTAATGGTTTGATTACTTGCGGTGATCGTGTTGGAACCATTGGCATTGATCCAATAGGCCGTTGCTCCACCAGATTGCTTTGGAATCTGGATCGTGCCGTTAAGGTCGGTCATGACACGAGCACCAAGTGACTGGACGAGCAACTGAGCACGAAGCAATTCGATGAAGTTGCCGTAATCAATAGTGGTGTTCAAACCACCTGCACCAGTGGTAACGTTCAAATCGAAGTTCTGTGCTTTTGCCGTCATTGGAAGGTAGAAACCTTCTGCCGATCTACCACTTCGCTTCGCAATTTCATCGGAAACTTCAGCTTCGACACCATCAAGCTGCTTGCCTTCTAGCTTGAGACGAATGGCTCGAAGAACGGAGAATCGTTCCACGTCTTCATGTACTGGTTCACTGAAGGATTCAGGCTTGGAAATACGGCCAGCACTTTCCTTCATTTTGGATTCCATGGCTTCGAGCTTTTCAAGCTTTTCAGCCTTGTTGCCGTACTCTTCCGACATGGCAACATCATTGTTGAAGGATTCCAATTCTTCCTTGGTTAGTTCACGTTCCTCGGCTTTTGCGAGATCGTGAATAGCACGAGCCGATTCGGCATGGTGCTTTTGCTTTTCTCTGTAATGATTCAT